AATTTATCAAGCAACATATTCAGAACAAGAAGGAACAACAGTAACAGCTCAAGGTGATTGGTCTGCTAGATGGGGTGGAGATTTAGGAAACAGTCTTAAAGTTTCCCTTTGTGGCCCAACAAGAGCTAACCTCGCATCTGGAAATACAGTAGTTGCTGGAAACTCAGACGTTACTTTGACAGGAACATATGCAATTCATGCATCAGACAAATCCTTCACAGGATCAAGTTCATTAGCTGGTACTGAACTCAGAGTCGGAGATGTAATGGAAGTTGGTTCTAATACTTTTGTAATTGCTACAATTTCAAGTAATACTGCTGGAACTGTAGATAGAGATCCAACAACAGGTGCTGTTAGTGCAGCTACAGCAGTTCGTTACAAAAGATCACCATTTGCAGAACCAACAAGGAATATGGTGGGAACTGTAGCGGTCACAACAAATGTTGCAACAGTTACAGCAACAGTAGCTACTGCTGGAGCACACAATACCACTTGTTTCGTCAGACAATATATTTCAGGGGATATTATCAAGATTAATGGTGAAGAAAGAAAAATCAAAACTGTTACAAATTCTTCTTCAATGACAACTACTGTTGCATTTACTAATACTGCAACAGCACAAACCCATTCACGAACATGGGAATATGCAGGTATTGTTGACAAAGAACCAATAACTACAGCACATTCTGCTGCAAAAGGTGCTCTCTATGATGAAGTACACATTGTAGTTATGGATGAAGATGGAGAGTGGACAGGAACAAGAGAAACAGGATTAGAAACTTATACTGGTGCTTCAGTCGCAAAGGGTGCAAAATACGAAGATGGTACATCGGCGTATTACGTTGATGTTATAAATCGTAGGTCAAAATATGTTTGGTGGATGGATCATGACGCTTTAGGTGATGCTTATACAACTGCCGGTGGTTTGGTGGCTGCATGGGGGGCTGCCGCAAATTCAACAGCAGAATATATGTCAAGTGCTGCTACTGGTAATCTAATTAAAACACTTAGTTTATCTGGTGGAGTTGATGGTTCTGCTCCTTCTGATTCAGATAAAATCACTTCATTTAATAAGTTTAAAGATGCAGAAGAAGTAGATATCGGACTAATAGTCGGTGGAGAAGCTTCTGCAACAGTTGCACTTCAACTCATTGCAATCGCTGAAGGTAGAAAAGATTGTGTATCTTTCCTTTCACCAGAACAAGCAGATGTTGTGAATTCTGAAGGAACAGAAGCTGACAACGTAGTTGATTTTAGAAATAGTCTAGGGTCTTCTTCTTACGCAGTTCTTGATTCTGGTTGGAAATATCAGTACGATAAGTACAATGATGTTTATCGTTACGTTCCTCTTAATGGAGATACCGCAGGTGTCACTGCTGCTACAGAAGCAAGTAGAGATGCATGGTTCTCTCCCGCTGGTTTCAATAGAGGAAACTTCAGGAATGTAATAAAACTTCCTTTCAATCCAAGAAAATCTGAAAGAGACACACTTTATAAGAACGGTGTTAATCCTGTAACAACATTTATGGGTTCTGGAACTGTTTTATTTGGTGATAAGACTCTTCTTGCAAAACCTTCTGCATTTGATAGAATTAATGTACGAAGACTTTTCATTATTATGGAAAAGGCTATTGCAAGGTTTGCACGAGCACAACTATTTGAATTCAACGATGCTTTCACAAGAGCTCAGTTTGTTGGTGCGGTAGAACCATTCTTGAGGAATGTTCAAGGCCGCGATGGTATTACAGATTTTAAAGTTGTCTGTGATGGTTCAAACAATACTGGTGATGTAATTGATCGTAACGAATTTATAGGTGACATTTATGTTAAACCAAATCGTTCTATCAACTTTATTCAACTAAACTTTGTTGCAGTCCGTAGCGGAGTTGGTTTCTCAGAAGTAGTTGGTTAAAAAGTAGTATAAATAATAGTATATAACACATCTTATAGATGGGGGAAGACGATGGCATGCGAAGGCAGCACTTGTAAAAAAGACTTCCCCATCACATCTTTAATTTTAGTCATCGGAGGAGAATAGAAATATGGCATTTTCAATTGGAGAATTTCGGGGTAAAGCATTAGGTGATGGTGGTGCACGAGCTAATCTGTTTGATGTTACAATTTCTGATATAGATGCCACACTCATGTCAGCAGCTGGTGTTAAGGAATTTACCTTTGCATGTAAAGCTGCTAACATTCCAGCAATGGCAGTTGGAGTTGTAGAAGTTCCTTATTTTGGTAGAGTAGTTAAAGTGCCTGGAAATAAGACATTTGATAACTGGAGCGTTACCATAATAAATGATGAAGGTTTTCTTGTTAGAAATGGATTTGAAAAATGGGTGGCTTCAATGGGTACTCACATAGGAAATGTTCAATCCGCAGCATCTACAGAATTGTCAACTGGTCTTTATGGTAGTGGGACGGTAGTTCATTATGGTAAAACAGGATCAACGAGTGTATTGGCAACATATAATTTTGTAAACATTTTTCCAGTTAGTGTGAGTGAAATCGCTCTTGGATGGGATGCGAATGATGCCGTTGAAGAATTTACTGTTGAATTTGCGTATGATTACTGGACTCATAAAGATGAAATAACAACATAACTTTTATTATTTTATATTATAACTTAATCTAACTAGGGGCCGGGGACGCTCAGTCCCTGACTCTTGGAGTAGTATATGGCCGTTGAATTATTTGGTTTTACAATAGGAAGAACACAAAAAGAAAAGGAACAACAAGACCACGTTTCTTTTACACTCCCTGAATCAGAAGATGGTGCAATAGATGTAGCAGGAACACCTGGCGGTGCCTACGCTACCTATCTGGATATGGAAGGTTCTGCAAAGAATGAAGCAGAATTAATTCTACGATATAGAACTATGTCACTTTTTCCAGAAGCAGAAATTGCAATAGATGACATAGTAAATGATGCTGTTGTTGCAGACAGAGAACAAGCCCCAGTTTCCCTCAATCTTTCTAATGTTAATATTTCACCAGACATTAAAACAAAAATAGGTGAAAATTTTCGAGAAATATTAGGTCTGTTGAAATTTAATGAAACTGGATTTGATATTTTCCGAAAATGGTATGTTGATGGAAGACTTTATTATCACATCATAATAGACCCCGAAAATCCAAAAAAAGGTATTCTAGAACTCAGACCAATTGATGCACTCAAGATTAGAAAAGTTCGTCAAATTCTCCCACCAAAAGATCCAAGTGAACCCACTTTAATGCCTAGAGTTGAAGACTATTTTGCATTCAATGAAGTTGGTATGGACGGTAAACAGGGTGGTCAAGTAATGAGAATTGCATCAGATTCCGTTGCATACTGTCATTCAGGATTATTGAATGAAGACAAGAGAATGGTTCTTTCATATCTCCATAAAGCAATCAAACCAATTAATCAATTACGAATGATTGAAGATGCGGTAGTGATATACCGTATTTCACGAGCACCAGAACGAAGAATTTTCTACATTGATGTTGGTAACCTACCAAAACAAAAAGCAGAACAATATCTCAAAGATATCATGACTCGTTACAAAAATAAACTAGTCTATGATGCAAATACTGGTGAAGTTAGAGATGATCGAAAACACCAATCAATGTTGGAAGATTACTGGTTACCACGAAGAGAGGGTGGAAGAGGAACAGAGATTACCACACTTCCTGGCGGAGAAAATCTTGGTGAACTGGCCGATGTTTAATACTTCCAGAAAAAACTTTACAAGTCTCTCAATGTTCCAGTATCAAGGTTAGAATCTGAATCTGGGTTTGTTCTGGGACGAGCTCAAGAAATATCCAGAGATGAAGTAAAATTTACAAGATTTATTGAAAGACTTAGAAATAGATTCAATCATCTGTTTAATTCTTGTCTTGAAAAACAATTAATATTAAAAGGTGTTCTTACATTAAATGATTGGAGAGCAATTTCTCCTAATCTCTTCTATGAATGGCAGTCAGATTCACACTTCGCAGAACTTAAAGAAGCAGAGATGTTGAATGAAAGATTGGCCACTTTACAGAATATGAACTACGCTGATGAAATTGTTGGAACTTTCTATTCTAAAGAATTTATTAGAAAGAGAATTCTAAAACTATCTGATGAAGAAGTTCGGTTGATAGATAAACAAATTGAGGCCGAAGCTGAAGCTGCACCTCCAGAAGAAGAAGAGGAAGCTTTCGTTCCAAAGCA